GAGATTAACAAATTCAGGAACACTTTTCAGTACCGGATTATTAACATTGAATAGTGTACCATTAGCAACGACAGGTTGGAATGTTGAAACACAGTTCACATATACAGGTGGTAATCAAATGATAACCAATTTTACATATAGTTATAATAAAGGATCGGATGCAAGAGGCTTCACCAAACAACAAGTAAATAATACATTTAATCCTCTTGTTTCTAATACATTAGATTTTACTATGCAATGGAATACAGCAAATATAAATAACACTTTAACATGTAATTATTTTACATTAACGAAACTATTTTAAAAAATAATATATAGTATAATATATACAATGGAATTCTTACTTCGATACAACAACAATGACAAAAATGAACTAATCACCGCAGCAGAACCAAACGAGAGTATAAATGTATTATTAAAATATTTAGACAGAGCGGAGATTGCATTAGTTGATTTTGTGCCACCGGATAAACAAGGGCTATTTTGTGTATTCGAACAAGTGGCATATAGAGTTTATCAATCAGTGTATGATAAAGAAGATAACACATTTAATTCTTATTTAATTTATTCTTTGCAGTGGTTGCCATGGACAGAGAAACAAGCGAAATCATTAGAAGAATTAGCAGCTGAGCTACCAGAAGAGCCACCAGCACTAACACGCTCATAAATATATTATATGATATTTCTAAAAATATCATCTAAAATATTTTAATATACGGTCCCAGAAAATGAGACCTGACCATATTGAAAGCCAGAACCGCCGCCCGTGGAAGTAAGAGAAAGACCCACAACATCCCCGGCGTTCAATCTTAAAACACCACTACACGATACAGGAACAGCGCCAACAGTGCCAGAAAATGCAAAGCCAACACTTGTAAAAAGATAAGTTGAACCTCCATTTACTGTTATACCAAGATTTGAATTGAGAGATATAGAAGCGACAGTATAGAATATGGACAATTGAACGTCCACAGATAAAAAGCAATTTGCGGGTGCTGTAAATGTGTTTGCTGCTATATTAATATTTGGATTAGGAATACTAATACCAGTACATGGATTTGTGATATTTATAGGCAGGGCAGCCGAACCTGTAAAAGCCATATTAAAAAAAGTGGCAGTCCCAGGAGGAGGTGATGATGAGACGACCTGATTACAAGTGAGAACATTACAGACAGGATTTAACCATAATTTACCATCAGGGACGCCATTATTAAGCAATTGTAAATTCATTTTTATATATAATTACTATATATTTTTTATTTTACATAAGTTCATACAAATCCTGCTTAGACATCATTTCACCGCCACGGGTTCGACGACGACGACGACCACCGACAAGACCGTTGCCCGTTAGTTTCAATGCATCGGATGCAACCTGTATCCCTGGCATAAATTCAGGGGCAAACGCAGGGGCCACATGTTGGGCGATGTTAAGACCAGTTCTAAGGACAGGAGCAAGGCGGCCGAATAGTTTTTTAAGTTTGTCTAAGAAATTACCGCCATAAAAGTTGGTTGGCTGATGATATGGAGCGATTGGGCCATTTTTAGAGGCCAGAACATCGGAACGCCCAATAGGCCCGATTGTACGATAGCAACGATTTTGACTGATTGTAAGGACACCTTCTTGGACCACTACACAATTTAATGATATAGCAGGCAGGACAACATTAGTCTGATTTCTTACTGTAATTTTCATATTTAGACTGAAATTCCCAGCAGTACCGGGCGAGATCGTCGCACCTAAAGCGAGGTCAGTACCGAACATAACAGCAATTACAGAGCCTTGGTCGTATGAAAATTGGCGCCACGATTGGATAGAACCATTTTTAACTGACATATTATATAGGTCAATAGGGGTCATTGTTGCCAATAGAGACGATCGGTTATCAAAGGTGATATTAACATTTTCAATCACTAAAAATGTATCTGTTTTGGTAAAATCAAAATACTGGTCTAACTCCTGAACTGAAATATAAATCACATTTGGGACTGAACCAAGCTGAATATTATTCATCTGGATTACAGTGCTGGCCCCAGGAGCGAGCGGCGACTGGAGCGATGTGGGAAAATTCTGCGGTTCATGATAGCTATAGCTGTAGCCGATAGCGGAGTTTAGAACTTGCGTTGGGTCTGGGGTTTTGTAGTTAGACAACAGCGAAGCACCTAAAACAGACACACTGCCCCCAGAAATGGTCGACGGACTATTTGGATTGTGGGACCAGAGAGCACCAAGGAGCCCGCCAGTTGGGCTATTACCACGGCCACCAAGACTATAGATTAAATTGAATGTTTCAATACCAATGAAATCCACGCTATTGGCAGCATCTTTGCCATCGGACAACCATGGAGAGATAAGGATGGGTTCACGAACGACTAAGCGAACAATAGCAACATCGGCGGCAGTTCCTGTGGCATCATTACGAGTTACCAGAGCGTCAACATATCCGCCCCGTGGGCATTCGGTTCCATCTGGGCAGTCATAAGGCCCGTTCATAGGGTTTTGGACTGTTCCGAATGTATTAGCATAAGACCATGAGGGGTCCAATTGGCTTGCGGTTGTTGATTCATAACCAGTACGATTTTGGTTAAAATTAAAATAATGGTTAAAGTTTCTAAAGTATTGGTTTACATTTTGGGAAACAGTTGCATCACCGAGTTTTAACTGCAGTGAATTTGTCGCGTTCATGAGTGGATACGATCGAACGCAGTCGTATGGGCCTGCTCCAACAGGAACACCAGGCGCATGTCGTAAATATGGAGCCTGCAGAAGAGGAATACCAACACCGCCAGATGTGCCCGTAAAGGTAATTTCAAAAGTCATCTCTACAGGAGAGTATCTGTTTATATAGGTCATTCCATTAGGCGGATTAGCCTGAATATTGACTGTCGAGGCGTTAAATGACTGGCTTATTTGGGACTGCCAAGTTGACTCGCTCGGGCCATCGAGGATTGCATATTGTTTGTTGCCTAATGCGTTTATGTTAACATTTGGCGCTATAACTTTGACGAATTTGATATCTTCGGAGGTGTTCAACATTTTTATTATATACTATATATTAGATAAAATTTTTACTATATGTTTTTTAATTTCTAATCATTTCGAACAATAGTTTTACCGATATATAATATCCTAAGTCTATCAGCAATGGAAATGATTTGCCTTCTTTATCTGTCCAAAAACATTGCAAATCTATAGTATTTAAATTTATATCGCTTTCGAGCGTTAGATATCGGTACGACGCTGACGGCAAATATTGCGTCTGTCCGCGATTGAATTCAGAATCAGAACCCAAAATGGGCTCAAAGTCTGTTATTACTGGTAGCGAGTTATTATTTACCGAAAACGATTGCCCACTTGAAGACACAATTGGCAAATTCTCATTTCTTATAGGTATCTGAAATGATGTAAAATAGAACGATGCAACGGGCGACCAATTGGTAAGCGATGAGAATTCCTGTTGTAATCCGACAAATGGGGCCGTTAGTGCTGCTGCCTTCTGGGATAGAGAGCCAGCCCCAAAAGGCGCCCCGATAGTATTATTAGATGTGATTATTAAGTCATTATCACGACCGAAAGGCGCAAAATAGCCATTAAAAGTGGTTTGAAAGCTTTGAAAGAGATTAAACAAATCATAATTCATTGATATAACTATATTGTTTGTTACATACGCCTCATTAAAGAACAATGTGAATAGTTGGCTTTGTGGGTTCCATACCATAACAGGAGGATTAGGAGCAGGGACAGCAACTAAGCCAGATAAACCAGTATAAGCCGCTTGAAAGGCATTATTCAAATCATCAATGAACGCATTAAAATAGTAATATGCCAGTTTAATTTGATTGTTCGTCGGTGCAGTGAAAACAACAGGCGCCACGAATGAAAACCCGCCAAACGATAGAGTGACAGAGTAATTCGTGATATATGGTGGGGGCCCATTTGGATTTAGTATTTTTGGGACTAATAGTGGCAATAACGAGCCATTAACACTAAAGCGGATAATAGAACATTTATATTGGCAGCAATTCCTAAGTATGGATGTTGCCCGAGTATCGTTCAATGATGCCACAAGCGGTGCATTTGTATTATTATATAGTTTTGCGTTGTAATATACATATTCTTCCCCCATGGGGTGCATTGATTGCATACTATTCATTATATATATTATTATATATATTTTATTTTAGCAATGGTTGGGTTAATTCAACCGCTATTTCATCGGGAGTGCCCCTTTTGTTTATAAAAAACTTTGCGAATTCTTCCAGTGGTAATCGCCTATATAAAGAACGAATAACACAAAAGCGGCCACATGTGGATATATCATCGCTTAGGCTTTGTAGTGGGTAATGATTGTATGATATTTGATGTGGGGATTTTATGTATAAATCTAATAAATATTTATGGTCTTGGCCTGTCATCTTCTTAAATGCGGTTGATGCGTCTTTCAATTGTTTCAGTTCATTATCGGGCTTTATTGCGTAGCTATCAAAGTGCTCAACAATGCCATCATTCACACGATTAACCGTTATATAATGCCCAACTGAGGCATCTTTGGTGCGCTGCCATTCATACAGTATTATTACGCTATCAAATGGGCTCAGTAGCTGGTCTATGTTTTTATATTTTTTAACATCTTCATATAGAATAAGTTTTGTTCTTGGGTTAAGTCGTCTAATGTCTTGATCGGATAAGGCATAGGCCAAATCATACTTTAGTTTATCCATTATATATTATATGAATTATAATATATTATAAATAATTATTTTAAAACATAACAGCCATTATCAAACAATATGTATTGCGGATACGATGCACTGATGCAGACCCATCGGGACTTCAAAGCCATGATATTTGCCACTTGCACCTTAGATAAGCCACAGTAGATTTGTAAATAACGATTGATATGATACGATGACCCAGCATGAGGAAAAAATATAGTTCTATTGGCTTCTGCTATCTTGTGTCGTGTTGCTGGGCCGTTCATCATCATATGGGCTATGGATAAAACATATATTCCATACTTGCGGCCATTCATTATTAAATCTTTCTCCATACTGTCCAGCCATTTTTTTGCTTTTAGGTTTTGGTGGTTGTCGCAGTCGTCAAAGATTATTAAACAGTTATTCAGTCTGGTTATGTCCATGGGCTCCTCATAAAGTGATAAATCATTTAAATCCATTATAATTAGGTTCTTAACCTTTGCATATGCATCGTCCCGTTCATGGGGTGAAAACATAATGATTTTATTTTTTGGATAAAGCATATTATAAGAACAAGAATACTTGCCAGCCTGCCAACTCTTACCGCTTCCATTGGGGCCAACAATATAAACTCGTTCAGGTTTTACCGTGGGGTATATCACGAATTGTTCATCTCCCTCTAAATCTATGCGTTTTTTACTGGCTGGAGCATCTATTTTTGAACTGTCAATGAAAAGTATTTTATTATGGTTGTAGCCTTCCTCGGGGTCTTGGAAGATCGGAAGAGCGTCGTGTAGGGAAAG